CACGCCGCGCACCAACACGCGCCGCATGGAACGAAGCTGAGAGGAGGTGATTTCATGTATCGCGCCAGCAAGCGTGCTCGCCGCCGTAGCCGATAATTGGTGGCAGTCAAACGGGGATGCAACTCAAACCAAGAAAGGAGGATTTGTCATGGCTCGTGGCCGTAAGCACCGCCGGAAGTAACTAACAGACGGGTTTAGCCCGTTTGTCGGTTTCGAACCGTCCGCTGAGGGGGACGGATGTAAAACATATTCCCCCTTGTTCTTCCGTGCCAAAACCTGCTAACCCGGCTTTATCTTTTTCTGGAGCGTATGGTGTCTGATTCGACTGCCAAGATGATGGAGTTGATGCAAGCCCAGCAACCTGGGCAGGGCGCCGATATGGGCGTTGATCCCAACGCGCCGCAGGCCCCTGCTGCCGCTCCCATGTCTAATCCTGAGCCGCGTTTGGGCACGCAGGAATCCGCACGCATCAACATTGGCTTGGCCATGGATCTTCTTGAGCAGTCGCTGCCGGGTTTGGGCGCGGAAAGCGAAGAAGGGCAAAAGGTCATGTCGGCTCTCAAGAGCCTGACCGGCATGATGGGTGCGCGTTCCGCCAAGACCAACAGCCTCAAAAATGCTGAAATTCTTCAGATGCTGCAAACCCTGCCAAATGCAGGTGGCGGCAGTCCTGAAGCTAGGGCTATGGCGGCTGCGCCGCCGATGCCCGGTGCGCCTCCGGGCGCCGCTCCGCCCATGCCACAAGGTATGCCCGGTGGGATGCCCGGTGGTATGCCCCCAATGCCGCCGGGTGGCGGCGTTCCGCCCATGCAAGGATAAACCAATGGAACTCTTCAAGCCTCGGGGCGCTGGTGTCATCCGCCGCCCGACCAGTGACCAGCAGATGCATGGTCCGATCTACAACCCGCCGCGCTTTGCGCATCACGGCGGTCTTTCGTCCGCTTCCAAGATTGGGACGAAGAACAGCATGGCGATCAAGAAGCCCGGCGACGGGCACAAGGTCATCTGAACAGGTTAGGGGACAAACATGCCTTCTCTCGAAGATCTTTCGCCTGAAGCACGCGACGAACTCGCGTCTTTGGCACGTCAGCTTGCCGAAAACCCGTCCACTCGCAAAGAGTTTTTGCGTTTGACGAAGAAGGCCAAGCCCGATTTGACGATCCCGGAAATCGACATCGAAGATCGCACGACGCTTGCGATTGACGCTTCTGATGCCCGTGTTCGTCAGCTTGAAGCCAAACTTCAGGAAAAAGAGGCTCTTGAAGATCTTGAGCGTCGTCGCGCCAGCCTGATGAAAAAGGGCATGGTGAAGAACGAAAACGAGATTGAAGAGGTCGAAAAGATCATGTTGGAGAAGGGCATTACTTCTCACGAAACTGCTGCGGACTATCACCGTTGGATGCGTCAGCAGGCCGCGCCGACCCCCACTTCCTTCAACCGGAATGTGATGGACGATTCGGCCAGGACGACGCTTTCTTCGTTTTGGAAAAACCCGCAGATGGCTGCACGAAATGAGGCGGCAAAAGCTTTGAATGAGTTGCGGAAGAATCCGAAACCCATTGGCATTTGACGCTTTCTAGGGGACTTTAACTTTTATCGGAGATAAACCATGCCTATTGGTGGTGGCATTCTTCCGGCGACGGGTTCGACGCAGTATTCCGAGCTGACTTATGTCACGCGGCGTGCGTTTATCCCGAAGCTGGTTGTTCAGATCTACAACTCGACGCCGCTTCTCGCGGCTTTGATCTCAAACAGTCAGGTTGCCTCGGGCGGCGTTTCGTCTGTGACCGTGCCGGTCCAGGGTTCGCAGTTTGTCAACGCTCAGTGGTCGGATTACAGCGGCTCGTTCAGCCAGCCTGCCGTCCAGCAGGGCGCGTTTGACGCCGAGTTTAACCTCAAGCTGATGATTTCGCCTGTGCCGTTCCTCGGCATGGAAGGCGCGGTCCAGCAGGACCACGCAATCATCCCGCTCATCGAGGCTCGCATGAACGATGCGACCAACGTGATGATGGATGCGATGGCGACGGCGCTTTACACCAACACGACCAACAACCAGCAGTTTATCGGACTGCCGGCAGCGGTTGATGACGGCACCGGCACCGCGACCTACGGCAACATTACTCGCTCGACCACGCAAAACACTTGGTGGCGTTCGAAGGTGTATGCGGCTGGCTCGGTCAACCCGACCCGTCAAAACATCCTGCAATACATCTCTGGCACCGTGAAAAACGGCGCCGAGGTTCCGTCCTTTGCCGTTTGCGGCTTTGGAACGTGGACGCTTCTGGCGCAGGACTATGTTGGTCAAGAGCAGTATGTCATCACGCCGGGTCACGGCTTTGACAGCGACTCCAACGGCCCGCAGGCCGCGTTCCGCGCCCTTATGGTGGCTGGCGTTCCGGTTTACCCGGACCCGTATTGCCCTGAAGGCACGGTCTACTTCCTGAACACCAATTACCTCTCGCTCTACATCCATGAGCAGGGTTCGTTTGTGTTCACTGGTTTTGAATCCACTCTGCCGAACTGGCAGATTGGTTATGTCGGTGCGGTGCTCATGATTGCGGAGTTGGTGAACACCAAGCCGCGTTCGATGACCAAGGTCACCGGCTACAACAGCCTTTCGATTTAAGGAGTCAGTCCAATGGCACTAGCCCTTAATAAGATCATTGTTTCGAATGCCAGCGCCAACACGGCGGGTGCTTATCTTCAGCCCGTCACGATTTCGAGCGTCGGTTCTGGCACTTCGACCACAATGGGAACGTCTCAGTTTGTCCCGGCTGGCTTGTATCTCTTGCTGCCGACGGCAAACGTGGTCATTGAGGCCAACAACTACACCGGCAGCGCGAATAGCTGGACGACACTGATTGCGGCCAGCACTGGCGGCATGCTTGTGTCTGATGGTTACAACGTGCGGGCAAATGCTTCGACGGGCACTCAGACCGTCACGCTTTTGACCGTTAACGGTGGTCAGGCTGCTTCTGGAACCTTCTTGACCTAAGGAGTGACCGATGGCTAATCCTGATGCCGTAGGCCAAAACACGCAGGACTCATTCGGGTCTTATCGACTCGCATTTGCTCCTGCGTCGTCTTTGGCCAGCACTGGCAACGCAGTCGCAGTCCTTCCTATCCTTAACGGTGGGATAGGCAGCGGTTCGTATATTGTTCGCCGCATTACGATCACCAACCCGGCCAACGTCGCGGGCGGCACCGTGCCTTCCCTGGCAACGGCCAACGTGACTGTCTTCACCAGCAACGACGGTAATGCGTCCAACGCGGTGACGACGGCGGCTGGCCAGACGTTGACCAACATGACGGCTGTCAACACTTGGCAGGATCTCACGTTGATCACGGCTGCGGCTTCGACTGCATACACTGCAAACGCTTTGTTTGTGAAGGTTGGCGTTGCGGTTGCCAACTCTTCCGTGAACATCAGCGTTTGGGGCGATGTGGTTAGCTTCTGATGAAGATGGTGTGGGTCACCAACACGGGATCTGACTTCTTGCAAGGGAGTTGGGACGGGGAAATTTTCAAATTCCCGCCTCAAACTCCTGTGCAGGTGCCCGTGGAGGTGGCTCGCGCCACTTTTGGCTATCAGATCGACGACAAAGCGCCGTTTTTGGCTCGTCTAGGCTGGATCAGAACGTCAAATGACGTTCCTGAGGGATTGGCTCGCCTTGCTGCGGTAGTTATCAGCGAGGATTTGCCTCAAAATCGTCGTTCCGTGTCCCCGGCGACGGTCGGTGCTTCTCCCACAGTCCGGCAACGGGCCGTGGGGGAAGTAAAGACGCTCAACGCCGCTCGATAATGAGGAAGGCGCATGTCCACCACGCTCCAAAACTACATAACGCAGTGCCAGCGCCTGCTACACGACGCTAATTCTAATTTCTATTCGACCAGCGAGTTAACGGACTACATCAACGAGGCGAGAAATCGCCTTGTGCGGGATACGGGCTGCCTCCGCACCATCCAGATGTTGAATACGGTCACCAGCCAGGAAATTTACACGTTTTCGTCGATGCCGCAGGGCACTCAGACGATGGATATCGTGAACATCAACCTGTATTGGGGCAACAGCCGGGTTCCGTTGCGTTATTTGCCGTGGTCGGATTTCAACGCGCAACTTCGCTACTGGCAGAACTACATTGGG